CACGTGGGAGATGAAGGCATAACTAATAAAACAGGTAACTGTGGATTAGGTGCTAATAGAACTTTCTTACACGGTGGATATCATTCAACTTGTTATCCGCTTATGATGCAAATTGACTGGTGGGGTAACTACGGTAATGCCGATGGTAACTACGGCGGTAACGGATTTAATACAACTGATTAAAGAAATTGGAGAAATAAAAAATGGCAACATTATATTTTAATACAGAAACAAATAAAGTTTTCACAGCAAACGCTGTAACTGGTGATGAAGGTGTTTCACAAGGAAGAGCAGTTAAAGTAACTGACGCTCCTGACGGAATTGAACAATGGAGATTGTCTTACGATCCTTCTACTAAAGCAGTTGTAACTTTCGCTGAAGGTAAAGATGAGGCAGGCGCTCAAAAAGATAAAGAAGACGCTGCTAAAGCTCAAAAAACTGCTGATGATACAAAAGCTGCTGAAAGAATCGCTGCTATGTCAGCGTAATAATTAGTTTTACTAATTAGTTTTACATCGCTGTTTTTGTTATGATAAGTATTATATTATGTACGATATTAAAGAACTCACTAAAGAAATTCATCAAAACGCTGAACGACAAGAGTTTGTAAAAACTCTAATGAGCGGTACGATTCATCCTGAATTGTACGCTACCTATCTCTATAATCAATTACAATGTTATGCTGTACTGGAAAAGTATAGTATGCACAACGACCTTTTTAGGCAAACACCTAATTTACAAAGAGCAGAAAAAATAGATAGAGATTTCAAAAAGATATGGTCTAAAGAAGAAAGACCTGTCATAACTGATAGTACAAAAGAATATGTTAAACATATTGAAACTATATCAGAAGATCCAGAAAAACTATATGCACATATCTATGTTAGACATTGTGGTGATTTATCTGGTGGTCAAATGATTTCTAAAAAAGTACCAGTCAAAAGATACTATGATTTTGAAGGTAAAGGACAAGAGTATAAAAGAATTGTAAAAGAAATTATACAAGAATATTTAAATACATATCAAATAAATGTAGTATCAGAAGCAAAGATTTGTTTCGCTTCTGCTACAAAATTATTCCAAGAGATGAAAGAGATTGAAGATATGTATTACAAACCTTTAATCTTAACTAACGAAGTAATTGAAAGAGATACAGAAAATGATCCTTTCAAAGGTACTAGTATTGAAGGTAAAGATTAATGATTTGGGAAAGATTAATTAAATTAGAAAAAGAAATTATAGAAATTTTTGATAAACATTTAACTGAATATAATGAACCAGGTATGGATAGATTTAATCAACCTGGTTGGATAAACCGTACTTGGACTAATATGAGTATTAGACGAGCACACATAGATGTAGTGGATGCCAGAGAAAGAAAAGGTCTTTGGATGGCACACATATGTTTATTTCCAAATTTAACTAATGGTGGTCCAATTTATGGATTTGATGTTATCGCAGGCAAGAATAAGATTACAGGTTGTTTCCACGATTTTAGTCCACTATTATTAAAAGACCATCCCTTAACAAAATATTTCATAGAAGAAAATAAATGGTTTAAACCATCTAAAGTAAGAGAATTACCAGATTGGGCAAAAGCAATCTTTAGTAAAGGTATGATTGCCGCTGGTAAGATAACGGAAGAGAGAGAGTTGAATCAAATTTGTACATTAGCAATATCAAATTTAAACGCATATATTGATAAAATTAGTGATTATAATAGTGATTCAAATAAAGAAGATGTAATAAGAGCACAAAATTTCTATTGCGAACACCAACAACAAAATCCACACACTCCTAGAACAATGAAATCACTAGGATTACCAGAGGACGATATAAAGTTATTTTGCGCTGATAATCTCTTTCCTACCATTAAATAAATCTTATAAATAGTATAAAAGACGAGGATTTAAATGGCAACACCATCAACACGAGAAACATTAAAGCAGTATTCATTAAGAGCATTGGGTAAACCAGTCATTGAAATAAATGTAGATGACGACCAATTAGAAGATAGAATTGATGAAGCGTTGCAATATTTTGGACAATTCCACTATGAAGGTATTAGAAGAACATATTTAAAATATAAGTTAACTGAAGCAGATAAAACTCGTTTATCAGCATTAAATAATTTAGACGAAACAGCAACAGATTTAAAAGACAATACGGTTTCTACCAAGTGGTATGAAGACAAAAACTTTTTAGTTGTTCCAGATAGTATTATTTCAGTAGTTAATATATTTCCTTTTTCAGATAAAGGTAGTATGAATTTATTTGATGTTAGATACCAATTAAGATTAAATGATTTGTATGATTTTTCTTCAACAAGTGTAATTAACTATGATGTTGTATTAAGACATTTAGATTTTTTAGATCATATTCTTGTAGGTGAAAAACCAATGAGATTTAGTCAATTAGATAATAGATTATATATTGATATGGATTGGAAAAATGATTTACAAAAAGATGAATGGTTAGTAATAGAGTGTTATAGAAAATTAGATCCATCACAATTTGGAGATATTTTTAATGATATTTATTTAAAAAGATATACAACTGCTTTATTTAAAAAACAATGGGGCGCTAACTTGTCTAAATTTAATGGAGTAGCAATGGTGGGTGGAGTAACTCTAAACGGTCAACAAATTTTTTCAGAAGCAACTGCTGATATAGATAAATTAGAAACAGAATTAAGAACTACTTACGAATTAAACCCAGCATTTATGATAGGATAGTGCTATGCCAGTTAATCATTATTTTCAAGGCGGCAACGGCATTGGTAATCAAAATGAAAAAAGATTACACGAAGACTTAATAGTTGAAGGTCTTAAAATTTACGGCCACGATGTCTATTACCTACCTAGAACACTAGTCAATAGAGATTTAATATTAGGAGAAGATACAACTTCTCGTTTTGATGACTCTTGGTTGATTGAGATGTACATAGAGTCTACGGAAGGTTTTGCAGGTCAACAAGAAATAGTTTCCAAATTTGGATTAGAGATTAGAGAAGACACTACATTTATGGTGTCTAAAAGAAGTTGGAACTTCCACGTCGGTCAAAAAGATAGTTTAATTGCTGAAGGCAGACCAAACGAAGGTGATATAATATATTATCCTTTAATGAACTCGTTTTTTGAAATACAGTTTGTTGAAGATCAGGAACCTTTCTTTGCGTTAGGTCAATTACCAGTTTACAAATTAAGAGTCACTCGTTGGGAATATTCAAGTGAGAAACTTGATACAGGTTTAAATGTTATTGACGCTGCTGAAGACAAGTACACATTAAATCAATTAAATTACAAATTTACTTTAGAGAGTGGTCAAGTTGCTTTAGATGGTGAAGGATCAATACTATTAGAAGCAGATTTATCATCTGGAGAACCTACTTTCTTATTAAACGAAGACTTTACAGAATCAGCAATACAAACTCAATCACCATATGCTTCAAATACCGATTTAGATAAAGCAGCAGGATTTGATACTTCTTCTGCTTTAGATGATATATTAGACTTTACAGAAAGAAATCCATTTGGAGATGAGGATAGATAATGTTAGGTAATAGATTTTATAATCAAAGTTTTAGAAAACTAATTATTGCATTTGGACAAGTCTTTAATAACATTGTTATTCAAAGAACAAATAAAACAGGTGGTGTAACTGCTAGAATAAAAGTACCTCTTGCATATGCACCTAAAGAAAAATTTATAGTAAGACTAGATCAACAAGCAAATTTAAATAGTAGAGAATTTGCAACATCATTACCTCGTATGGGTTTTGAAATAAAAGGTCTTAAATATGACGCTAGTAGAAAACTGACTCGTGTTCAAAAATATTCACAAGTTAAAGAAAACGAAGATGGTAAAAAAACTAACTTCAATTATACACCTGTTCCATATGACATTGATATGGACTTATATATATTTACAGCAACTGCTGAAGATGGTTTACAAATTGTTGAACAGATTTTACCTTACTTTCAACCAGACTATACAGTAACTATTAATGCTGTACCTGATTTGAATATTAAAAGAGATATTCCTATTACATTAGGAAATATTAATTATGAAGATAGTTATGATGGAGACTTTACAACTAGAAGAGCAGTTATATATACTTTAAGTTTTACTGCTAAGACTTATCTATTTGGACCTATGAACAATCAAGGTGTTATTAAAAAGACACAAGCAGATTTAGGGGCAGAT